GGGTTTAGTAACAGAGGCTTACGCCTCTGTAGCCCGGACTAGTCGTACCGACTAGTGCGGGTTGCTTCCGTGTACTCCACTTTACCCGGCGACCTCTTGATTGTAAGGTTTCCAAGAAGGAATCCTTTTCAATCGCGAGGGTGTCCGCGTCAGTGCGATGGTCTATGATCCACAACAAATAGGTACGTATATCACGTACGTGATCTGCGTCGGATAATCCGACGTAACCACTTGTGTACCATATTCCATCAGCTCTGAGGTAGAGACGGCCTAGCGTGTGCAAGAAATCCTCTCGGCACCATAGACCTGCCCAGGAAGGGAAGGTTGACGGCACTTTGGGGAGAACTCGCCCATGCTTCGTGACCCACCCGATCAGGAAAGCGAAAGCTTGAAGGCTCATAAGGCCTTTTCGCTGAGCTAAACTGTTCAAGGTGTGACACAAGAGCGGTCGATTAAGTCTGCCTCTGACATACACTGGTGTGATGTCGAGACCACGGTAGTAGTTACCACCGCAAGACTCACGAAAAGGACCAGATATAAACGTCTTTTCGGCGTTTATCTCGAATCCAATGTATTTACATAATTGTATATACAAAGGAGCGAGCTCGGTTTCGATTATCACATCGTCACCGTATACTGATACTCTTCTTGAACCGATAGCCCTTGCAAGAGACCAGAAGACAATAGTCTCGAGTACAAACGTTGTACCGTTCCCCATACTGGAGAACATTTGGTACCGCGTTTCTACAGCATCCTTACGACTTCGTCTGTAAAACGCACTGCGACACCTATAAAGGTAATCACAGTACTTAGACAGATTTAGGTTATAAGAAGCCATCAGGTCAATAAGACCTGACGACAAACTATTTGAAGCACTTTTGAAATCAATAGTCGCAAGACTCCCGTCTATGCTCGAAACTCGAGCTAGATTGGAGTTCCGACTCTGATCTCGCAAGTTTTGACCCTTACGGGCCAGGCGCTTCTTGGCAAACCTATCAAAAGCTAGCTGAAACGGAAGATTTCCGTCCGGCTCGCAAGCGATAGTTCTACCAGTCTTGAAGTTCTTCGGAACGACCGACAGAAGATTCGCTGTAGCAACCTTAAGCTTGAAATCAATCTTAAGGTAACGACTCGCGGCCTCAATTAAAGGCTTAAGTCGTTCGTTCCCACGTAGGGTCTTCCTTACCTTTCGGTATCGGAAAGACTTACTACGCGGGAGACGTGCAGTTGCTCCACTTGTGATGCGAAAACCATCTCCGACACTATCAAGGAAGGTCTCGAATGGACCGAGTAACTTATCGATATGCCCAAAGGCAATATCGAGGGTTGCGCGGATATCATCCGGGATTCGACCTCTTAGTCTCGCATTAGTATGACTGTTATGGAGTTCGTCGGCATCGAAAGATGCTAACGCTTTCTCCTTATAATCAGGACTAATGAAGTCCCTATTCTTTGAGAATAGAGCCTTAAGTTGGAGTATCGCAAAAGCCTCCTCTTGCAACAGCTGAGAAGGCTGGAACAACTCGTCGCAAGTTGTAACTATGGCCGCTACATTCCTGTTACGGATGTAGCCGAGGAAGCGATTCCTCAGGCCACTGTCGAGTACGTCGAGTAGGCGTGTAGCGAACTGCCACACATCAAACTCCAAGCCAAGATTCTTCTTGGCGCGTTTACTCTTAGACATTGAATTCTCCGATTACTCGAAGAAGTTCAAAGTTCCAACTGACGCTGCGAACTCATCAGATGCTACAATCTCCTTGAGGAGATTGAAGACAGCAGTTGCGTCATCCGCATCGCCCTGATAGGGGCGCCGGACAATCACTTCTGCACTCTGACGAGCCGCAATGACAGCACCGTCCGTGTCGGTGGTACCTTTCACGATTCGGAATGACAGTTCAGTCGAACCGTCAGCCGAAGCCGGCGCCACCCTCTTCTCTACAACGAGAAAAGGTTGGACAGCCGTGTGGCCGGCAACAGAGTACGTACGGGAATTACCGTTGTCCGAATATTCGGTCAACACGGTTGTGATAGCAGGCATGCTATTTCCTTTTGCGCGAAAGCGCTTGAAGTAGTAAAGCCAAAAGATCGATGATCTTCCAGCTATCTAGCCTTAGTTTCACCAAGGGCATCTTTGGGACGCTCATGGGAACTCGGGCCTTTATGTCAAGGATTGACATAAAGTTAGCACTCCCTGTTGGGTTGAAGTTCGCATTTGATACGGCTTGACAGATTGTTTCTCGAACAACGGAGAGCGAGTAGCCGCCTGCACTCGTATGATCTTTGTGGATCGTAGCGAATTGCAGAGCAGCCAGCCACTGACCGATGGCGATGAACCAATCTATCACAAAGGAAAGTCTTACGACTTCCCAAGCTGTAAGTATCGGATTGAACGTCAACTTCGGGGGAATGTCTGTGCCGTAGACGAGACCCTTATAACTAAGGGTCACGCTCGTCGTCGTCATGCACTGCCAGGTGGCTCCTTCCCAAATAATCGTCTGAGGAGACGAATCAATTGGTACAGAAGCTCCTGACATTGCGGTTGCTTTAAACAACTTCCTGTCAGGCTTATTAAGCCCATCAAGAAGCTGCTTAAGTTCTTGTAACTCATAATAGAAAGTCCTCCAACCGTACCTAAACTGAAGGTCTAGATCCGCTAGTTTCCTACCAAATTGATTGGCAGGGGTCCGGCGAACAAGACCAATCAGCGTCGGTACTAAGTTCGAGAACATCCTTATGAGCTGTTTGAACTCAGCTAAGAACGTCAGCGCGTCGAAAGAAGATGTATAGAACTTAGCCGCTGCCTTTTGAACAGCGAACTGAAGCTCTTCATTTTCTACGTACAAACTAATCGCCGCCTCTTTATTCAGAATCCACGGAAGTCCTGTTATCTGAGGTTTACCCTCAAATAACGCACGGATATCCGGGTCTGTTTTATGTTGCGTCGAGTAGTTACCGCTGATGTAATTAGATGTTTGCGACACACGACTATACTGGTTCAGAGGCAGTAACTCGCCTTTGGCTTTCCGTTTGTGGAAATGTGGAACTGTGACATAGTCGACAGTTTCCAGATAATCCGCATCGGTGTAGCTTAGAAGCTCGTTTATAGTTAAGGTACCATTCTGGTTCCAAAACTTGTATCGACTCTGAGCAGTAACGGTCTCGTCCCGGATTACTTTATTAACCATAAAGTAACCTCTAAGGCGTAAGACAAGCCAACGAATGTTCGTTCTTTCGAACGTCGGATGTAGACTTCTACACCCAAAGCCTGAATGGGAGAGGGCACTAACGTGCTCTCTCGGCGAAGGTTATCAGAGAGGGGGCCGCGAGGCCCCCTCCGAATCTTCGTCGTCTTGCGACGGTGAGAAGACTCGCACCTAAAAGAGAGGGAGTTAAGATAAGGCCCTTAAGATAAACTCTCCTATGTCAGATTTCTGACGGTCGGTAAGTTCATGCTTAATCGTCCTGATCTCTCCTCCAGCTCTCAAGGTGCCATTCACAACAGAACGTCCTCGTGGGTTAATGAAGATCTGAAGCTCGACAATCTCATCATCAGATGAGGGAGTCTTTGCTTTAGCCATCTTAATCCTCCTGGGTTGTTTGTGGTGAAACCGAGAGGGCCCGAAAG